CACCGACCCCTCGGGCAGCCGGCAGGTCGCCATCAACAACACTGTCATCTCCGGACGACAGACCGGTCAAGAGGTATACATCTCAAACAATCTCCCGTATATTGGAAGGCTGAACGAGGGACACTCGGCCCAGGCGCCGGCAGGCTTCGTGGAGAAGGCTGTCCAGCGCGGGACGGTCGCCGCGAGCAAGGCGCGGGTGCTGGAGCGGTAGATGGCCACTGAGCGTATTGACATTGTCGTCACTGAGCGTGGCGCCCGAACCGTCCGTCGAAACATCGAGGACATCGGGAGCGGGGCTCAGAGGGCGCAGGGCGCGGTGTCGCTCCTCCACCGCGCCCTGCTTGCCCTCGGCGGCGCGGCTGCGGTGCAGCAGCTGGTCAGCCTGCTGGACACGTTCACCAACCTGCAGAACCGGATGCGGCTGGTCACCAACGGGACCGCGCAGCTGAACGTCGTCACGGCCGAGCTGTTCGACATCGCGAACCGAACGCGCGTCTCATTTGAGGGCACGGCGGAGATCTTCAACCGCGTCGCACTGGCCGCCAAGGACCTTGGTGTCAGCCAGCAGGAGGTTCTCAACTTCACTGAGAGCCTCAACCAGGCCATCATCCTGTCCGGTGCCTCGGCGGCGGAGGCCCAGGCGGGCATGATCCAGCTGGCCCAGGGCATGGCCTCGGGCACGCTGCGCGGCGACGAGCTGCGGTCGGTCCTGGAGCAGCTGCCGGCGGTCGCCGACGTCATCGCCAAGTCCCTGGGCGTCACCCGTGGTGAGCTGCGCCAGATGGGCGCCGACGGCCTCATCACGGCCGACACCATCCTCACGGCGTTCCGGGAGGCGAGGGGCGAGCTGGGCGACCAGTTCGCCAAGACCGTGCCGACGATCGGGCAGGCGTTCACCGTCCTGCGCAACAACGTCATCGAGCTGCTCGGCTCCTTCGACCGTGCCACTGGCATCGCCGGTGTGCTCGCTCGGGCGATCCTGTTCATCGCCGACAACGTTGACACGCTGGCGCGGGCCTTCGCTGCGGCCGCCATCGTGGTCGGCACGGTGTTCGCCGCGCGTGCGGTGGGGGCGGCCATCACTGCGGTGCAGGCGCTGACGGCGGCCATGGTGGCCAACCCGATCGGCGCGATCGCGGTGGCGCTGACCACGGTCGCCTCGCTGCTCATCACCTTCTCCGATCGCATCATGCTGTCCACGGACAGCCTCGCCAACCTGCAGGACCTCGGCGCAGCGGTATTCGAGGAGCTCAGCGCGGCGGTCAGCAGCCTCGTGTCGTTCTTCAGCGAGGGCTTCGCGCTCATCAGCTCCTACGCAGGTGACTTCTTCGGCGACATGGACCTGTCGGTCGCCGGCCTGCTGCGCGGGGCCGCGTGGGTCATCGACCGCTACATCGGCCTCTACGTCGGCGCCTTCCGCGCCATCGTGGCGGTCTGGGACAACCTGCCGGACGCCTTCCGCGACATCTTCAGCCGCGCGCTGAACGGCGCCATCAGCCTGGTTGAGACCGGCATCAACAAGATCATCAGCGCCATCAACGCGGTGACAGAGTTCACCGGCCTGGGCAGCATCGGCGCGGTCACCCTGGGCCGGGTCGAGAGCAGCGCGGCCGGCGGGGCGGCCCGACTTGGCGAGGCCGTGAAGGACGGCTTCCTGGAGGGCTTCAACCAGACCGCCGTCACTGACACCGTCAACCGGGTGATCAGCCGAGCCGAGCAGCTGGCCCAGGAGCGGATTGCCCAGGAGCAGCTGACCGCCGCCGAGGAGGCGCTGGCTCGCCAGCAGCTGGGCCAGGCGGGTGAGCGCAACGTCATCGCGACCATGGACGAGGACGCGATCAAGAAGTCGGAGAAGCAGCGCGACATACTGAGGGAGCTCATCGCCGACCTGGAGCTGGAGCACCAGCTGCTGCAGCTGACCAGCCGTGAGCGGGAGGTCCGGGGCGTCATCCTGCAGACCGAGGCGCAGCTCGGCCGGGAGCTGACCGCCGTGGAGGAGGCCAACCTGGAGGCGCTGCTGCAGCGCAACCAGCTCCTGCGCGAGGAGGAGCAGCTGCTCCAGGACATCAACGGCCCGGCGGAGGACTACGCCAACAACATCGCCACGCTGGAGCGGCTGCTGGCGCGCGGCGCGATCTCGCAGGAGCAGTTCAACCGTGCGATGCGCGACGCCCGCATCGCCATGCTGGACCAGAACACCGACGTCGCCTCCGGCCTGGAGCGTGGCTTCCTCCGCGCGCAGTCGCAGATGGAGGACTTTGCCAGCTCCTCGGAGCGTCTCATCACCGACGCCTTTGCCAATGCCCAGGACGCGGTGGTGAACTTCTTTGAGACCGGCAAGTTCCAGGCCGACGACTTCTTCCGCTCGCTGGCCAACAACTTCCTCCGCCTGGGCACCCAGCAGCTGTTCTCGGCTGCCTTCGGCTCCGGCGGCCCACTCGGCGGCCTTGGCAGCATCCTCGGCGGGGGTGGGGGTGGCGGAGGCATCGGCGGTCTCGTGACCAGCCTCCTAGGCTTCAAGGATGGCGGCAGCTTCACTGTGGGGCCTGACACTTCCGTCGGCAACGTCCCTGGCATCGACAACCGTTTGATTGCCTTCCGTGCGCGCGATGGCGAGAATGTGACCATCAATCGCCCCGGAGAGAGTGGAGCGCGACCGGTGCAGGTGAACTTCAATATCACGACCCCGGATGCCGAGAGCTTCCGTCGGTCTCAGGGCCAGATACTTGCCCGCACCAGCGCGGCGCTGCAGCGGGCCAACTCGAGGAACAACTGATGGCGTTCCACGAGGTAAGGCTTCCCTCCGACGTGGAGCGTGGCGCCGTCGGCGGCCCTCGCTTCAAGACCACCGTCCTCCAGCTGGCCTCTGGCTTCGAGCAGCGCAACATCGACTGGGAGCAGGTGAAGGGCGAGTGGGACATCTCCTACGGCCTGATGTCGCTGCGCGACAATGAGCTGGACACCTACATCCACGCGGTGCGCGACTTCTTCTACGCTCGCTCTGGCCGAGCTCACGGCTTCCGTTTCAAGGACTGGTCCGACTTCGAGATCGGCGAACCCTCCGACCCGCTGGGCGGCCACCAGCTCATCGGCCTGGGCGACGGCGCGACTACGCAGTTCCAGGTCTTCAAGCGATACTCCTCGGGCGGAGTGAGCTACGACAGGGTCATCAAGAAGCTGGTGAGTGGCACCGTCTCAGTGTTGCTGGACAGCGTGGTGCAGCTCGCCGGCTACAGCGTCGACGTGAACACCGGCCTCGTCACCTTCGACGTGGCGCCGGCCGCGACGGGCGGCTCCGGCCCCGGAGGGGAGGTCGTGGTGCAGGTCGCGTGCGAGTTCGACGTGCCGGTGCGCTTCGACGACGACCACCTGAAGATCACCGTGCAGACGGCGCAGGCTGGTCAGATCCCGGCCATCCCTCTCGTGGAGATCCGTGTATGAAGGACGCCAGCGCCGGCCTGAACGCCCACCTGCAGCAGGAGGTCACGACGCTGGCCACCTGCTGGCGCGTCACGCGCACGGACGGTGTGAGCTTCTACTTCACCGACCACGACAGGGACCTTGTGGTGGACCTCGCGGATGGGGACGGGCCTCAGACCTACGAGGCCTCGTCCTCCTACAACCGCTCGGCCATCAAGAACGACGACACGCTCGCCGTAGACAACCTGGACCTGACCGGGGTGCTGTCGAGCGAGAAGATCGACGAGCTGGCGCTGCGGCGCGGCCTGTTCGACTACGCGCGCATCGAGGTCTTCATTGTCAACTGGTCCGACCTCACGCAGGGCGTGCTCAAGATGCGCCGAGGCTGGCTGGGCGAGGTAACCATCACCCCCAACGGCTGGTTCCAGGCTGAGCTGCGAGGCCTCACGCAGGCCTACAGCCGGCGGAGCGGGGAGCTGTACACGACGGAGTGCCGCGCCGACCTCGGCGACCACCGCTGCAAGATCCCCATCTGGCCGAACCTGGTGGCGCGCAGCACGGCCTATGCTGTGGGCGACTACGTGCGTCTGGCCGGGGTGGGCCGGGTGTTCCGCTGCACCACGGCCGGCACCACTGCGGTCGCGGAGCCAGCATACAACACTGCCGTCGGGGCGACGACCACCGACGACACTGCAGTGTTCAAGGCTGAGCTGGCCTGGAGCCACACCTTCACCGTGGTGGCCGTCGGCGCGGACGCCCGCAAGATGTTCACTGTCACCGAGCTAACCCCCAGCTCCGGTGGCACCATCCCTGGCCGTGATCACTTCCCGGAGGACAGCCTGAACGGTGGCGTGGTCGTCTGGGAGACCGGTGCCAACGCAGGCCGGGCCATGGAGGTTCGCGACTTCGTCGCCGACAATGGCGTGGTGATAGAGCAGAGCATCGAGCTGTTCCTGGACAT